TCCAGCGCCGTTGAAATGACCAATTGCACAATGTCGGCGCCGGTGTTGTGTAGCACAAATACGCAATCATCGGCTGGAGCCGTGCCGCCATTGGCCACGTTAAAGGCCTGTTGCGCCGTCGTGCCGTTGAGTGAAAACGCCTGCGCGCCCTCGTCAAAATCGCGCGCGTCATCCAGATCAATGCCGTCATCAAACAGCCAGCCCTCGCCGCCGCTGCGCCAGAAATCCTTTACCATGAAATCAAGCTGGATTTCCTGGTAGCGCCCAACGAAGCTTTCGGCCTCCTGCTGCGCTGGTTGCCGCATGAGCCGCGCCGGCGCCCACTGCTGCGCGCTATCGTTGAGCCCCAGCCGGTACAGCCGCGCCTCTGTCCCCACCGCCCCGCGCAGGGCATCCACCGCCGCCCGCAGGGTGTTAGCGGTTTCGTCATAGACAACACATTTATAGGATTGCGGGTAGGGGATTTCATATTCGCTGCGCCCACTGCCGTAGCGGTCATAGACGCCGCCAGCCGTCTGCACGAATCCATTGATCGCAGGCGCTGGTTCGAGCATCCATTCTAAATTGGATGTAGGCAGCGTGATATCACCGAATGACAATAATCTATACATTGCCCAGTCCCAGCGCCCGCGCCGCGCGGCGTAGACCGATGTCGGACGCCCGCTCTACGGCGGCGGCGTCGGCGTTGCCGTAAATTTCGTTGGTTAAATGAATGGTGATTGGTTGCCCGCCCAGCCCCGCGCCCGCGCCGCTGGCGGCCAGCGTCGGCAGTCCAGACAGACCCAGCCCCAGGTTAGCGCCCAGCCCGGCCACATTAGGCGCCAGTGCGTCAATATTCAGGCTAGCGCGGTCAATGCCCGCCTGAATCTGCGATACAATGCCCTCACCCGCCGCAGGCAGCCGCACCAGCGGCGAGGAGGAGTCGCGCGGCGGGCTGAATGGCAGCAGGCCGGTAAGTCCCTCGAGCTTTGACCGGAACCAATCCGTTAATTCGCCCCATTTGTTACTAATGCCCTCGCGCAAATTCTGCACAATGGCCGCCCCAGCGTCACGAATGCGCGGCCCAATGTTGGTTACTAGATCCACAACCAGATCCATACCCAACCGCACCACGTTTTTTACCAGCTCTAACCCGTTTTCAAAAATGGTTTTGACCATCTCCCAAATGCGCGTCGCAATGCCCTGCAGCGTCTCCCCGGCCCCCTCAAAATCACCGGTGAGCAGTTGGAGCGCCAATGTCACTGTGTCCAGAATCGTTTTGAGCACCGTGTCAAAAATGGTCCACACGGTATCCAGGTAGCCGCTAATGATGGTCATGATCGACTGTCCGTGCTGCTCCCAAAATGCGGTGATACCACCCAGGATGTTTGTGATCAGCTCCTGCACCAGCGGCAAATTGGTGTCGAACCATTCTTTAAAATAGTTCATAATCTCGAGATTGGCGGTTATGCCCGTGCCCAGCTCATCCCCTGCGAAGAGGTTGCTCACAAAGTCGCGCACCGTGGCCAGCGCTTCCCCCACCTTTTCGATTGTGGGTATGACATTCTCCTCAAACACCGCAAAGGCCGCTTCCAAGTGCGGAACCGCATCATTAGCCAGCTCTAACAGTTTGTCGGTCAATGGCGTCACGGCGACCACTGTGCGCCGCCACATGCCCGCCAAAAAATCGCCTAGCGTTTCATATTTGATGTTAAGGCTATCGGCGGCCCCTTCGACCTCGGCAAACGCAGTTTTTGACAGGCTCAGCCCCAATACGGCGCTATCGCCCAAATCCTCGAATTGCGTACCTAGTAGGCCCGTGCCAATTTGCATACGCTCCACCGGGTCATCCACATCGGCCAAGGCGTCAATTACCTGCGTAAATGCCACCGATGCCGATGTGCCGCCGCTCTGAATGTCGCCAAAAAACTGGTCGGCGGCCTCAGAGGATAGAAACAGCGCCTCTACCGCCTCACGCGTGGCGTCGCTGCCGTCATTGACGCGCAGCCGAAACTCTTTAAACGCGTCGGCGGCTTTGTCGGTGCCCAAAACGCCGCCCTGCAAACCGCTCTCCATCAGCGCGAACATCTGTTCAGCGCTGGCGCCACCTTCCTTAAATTGTGTACTGTACTCGCCAATGGTGTCGAGAAAATCACCGCTGCGATTGAGCCCCTTCTGAAAACCCGCCGTCACCAGGTCAAAGGCCTGGTCGCTGGTTAGGCCAAAGTTTTCCATGAGCGTATCAACGGCGTCAATCGATTCGGCCACATCTACATCAAACGTATCGCGCAGGGCGAACGCGTGTTCTGTGGCTCGCTGCAGCCCCTCGCTATCGTCCCCCAGCCCGTCGATCTGTTGCGCCAATAGCTCGACGGCCGTCGCCGCATCGCCCACCGAATCCGCAAAATTATTGCCGTACACCCGCTGGGCAACGTCTGCGAATTCTTGGGCCTTTTCAATCGGTATGCCCAGACTGGCGGCCATGTCCTGTGCGGCGGCGTCCGTCTCGCGGCTGACATTGAACGCAGCCACGCCCACGGCGGCCACCGCGCCCACGGCAGCCGTAGCGGCCCCGGCCACGCCCACGGCCAGCGCATTGCCCGCTACACCCGCAATGCGCCCCGCCCAGCCCTGGGTAGCCCCTTCAGCGCCCGCCAGACCAGATTCGTATTTACTGGCATCGGTCACCAGTTCGACAATCAGTTGCCCAATTACGCTCATTGTTTTCTCAGATCCACGCCGCCAAATACGGTATTAAGTGCTCGCACTTTTTCCAGGAGCGTCGCCGCGTCTGGTGCGGCCTGCGCTGCCGCCTCGCCAATCTCAAAATCGGCCATAAACTGGCGCGGTTTGTAGGGCTCTGGCGCCTTTTTTGCGTCGCGGTGCACGTTGGCGATTATTGATGCCACCATGCCCGCGCGCAGCTCGGCGCGCACTTCGCCAAATGGCTCTAGTTCGTAAAATTCGAGCCATTCCATAAACTCAGATTGCCCCATGCGCGCCTGTAGCTCTGCCATGGTGCAGCCACCGATAGCCAACGTTAGGCGGTGCCAGAATCGGCGCTCTCTGTCGCCGGCGAGTCCGCTTTTTTTTGGCGTTTGCCGATGCCAGAGAGTGACAGGATTGCGTCGGCTATTTTTTCCAGCAGCGGCGCACCCAGCGCGCGCAGCCGGTCAGCGTCAGCTTTGGCAAAAAGCGGCTCGCCGTCGGCGGTTTGCGCGCCGCAGGTCACCACATAGACCGATAAATCGACCAGTAATTTCCCGCTGGCAAATTTTTTCGTGTCTATATCAATGGCCTGCGTTGACCGCGCCTGAAACTCGGCAGCCTCCAGCGCTGTCAACTCGCGCACCCACACAGATCCGCCCTCTATTTCGATTTCTTCGCGCTTTAGGGCAACTTTACTGAAAAAACTCTCTTTGTCGAACGACATTTAACACGTCCTGATAGTTTCGGTACCTTTTCGGTAGATTTTCGGTACCGCCCAAGCGAAAATTATGCTATGGTCGGCGCGCCGCTAATCCGCAGCTTAAGATCGGCGGTCAACCCGCCCTCTAGCGGCGCTTTGGGTGCGAATCCGGTCACGTAGGCGTCAAACGTCCACGTTACGGGCGTGGCGTCTGGCCACGTCACGCGGAATGTGGTTAGCGTCCGCGCGATCATCAGCCCCAGGATGCCAGTTGTTCCCGTGTGGCTGTGCGTGGCGTTGTCCGGGTCATAGGCAATTTCAAACGTCAGCTCGCCAGCATCCAGCAGACCGGCGATCACCTCTACCCAATTGGTGGCCGCGCTACGACAAGCCAGCTCAAATGTTCTTAACGAGAGCGGCGGGCCTGTAATGTCACGAACCTGCGCAATTTCATCAAATCCGCTGGCGCCATCGTCAATACTCAGCGTTACGTCAATACCTGCAAACTTTGCCATTTCTCAATTCCTTTTATGGTTCATACCAAACGAAAAAATCTAACGAAATTCGGTGCGCTTCTGTGTCACCGTCAAATATGTCGGATCTATTAGCGCTCTGCACCTCTACCACGCGCGGTGCGCTTGACCGCGTGTAGGCCACCATAGCGCCGTGCATGGCGTTGGCCAGCGCCTCCACCGCCAAATAGGTGCTGGCGTAGCAATCTATCTGCACCCGCGCCCGCTGAAAATCTTTATCATCCCGGCTCTGCCATGGGACAGAGGAAATCAGGCGGTAAGTAGACGCTGGGTAGGTCGGTTTCTGCGGCAAAAAGAGCGCATAAACGCGCGTGGATTGCAGCGCCGCCACGCCCACATTGGCCGAAATATAGCTGTATAGCGCCTCACTCAGCGTCATTTAAGCAACTTCCCTAACTCTTCACCCGCCGCGGCCAGCGCCCTGGCCTCTGATTCGTCAGCCGCTGGCCGCATAAATGGCCGCGCCTGCACGCCGGATACGGTCACCCGCTTGCGGAAGGTGTCCGGCCCCACCTGCAGCGCCTTCGCCACCCGTGCAGCCACCTGGTGCGAACGCGTCCCGAATTCAGCGTAACGCGCATACCATTTTTCGTCTGATGGCCCCACCGCCACCTTGACCCGCTTGCGCTCGCGCTGCGGCTCGGCAATGACAATGTCCTCACCAATGTTGCCGGGTGCTTTGGCCTCTATGGCGCTACCCACCACGCCCGCCGCCGCCAACAGGATGTTGCCCAATGCCTCGTCAACGTCTTTCCCATGGCGCTGGAGCGCTCTTATTACGTCCTGCGTGCCGCGTACGGTTGTCACGGCGCCACCTCTCTGCACATCAAAATAATTTCCCTGCGGTCCCCGCGCCCGTCGCCTACTGATTCAACGTCAAAAACGCGCGACTCCCACACAAGGCGATTCTTTATCGATATATCTATCGATGGCTGCCGGCGCATGCGTACATTGTGCGCAGCCGTCGCAAACTCCTGATCCGCCGTGCCTGCAAAGCGCTCCTGGCCGCCCACGTGGCGCACATCCGCCCACAACGTAGCCACCGTGGCCCAATTGTGGACCTCCTGGCCCGCGGTGTCCCGCGTGGGCGTATCGACCTGTAGCTGTACCCGGTGGCGCAATTTTCCAATCTGCATAATTTAGCGCACCTTAAACATGTCAAAAATGGCCATAGCCGCCATTGGCAGCGCCGCACCGCTCATGCCCGCGCCCGCTAGTACATCCTCGCGGTTTTCGTACCAGTGGCCCACGGTCAGTAAAAGCGCCTGCTTAATGATGGCTGGCACATCCGCCGCCACTCCGTACCCAGCCACATACGTTACGCTGATGCCGTCAATCACCTGCAGCGTCGCTGTAGGCCATTCGGCGTCGTCTTTTAGCGCAATCAGCCCCGGCTCGCTGGCCGTGGATACGATATAGTTGCTGCTGGCAAAGGTGG